GATATCAGCTCGGATACCGCCGACGACGCCGACACCGCCGTATTCAGCACGCCAGCAGAGTAGATCGAATCGCTGCCGGACGCCGAACCGGTGAAGCTAGCCACGAAGGACTGGGTAGCCGAAGTTAGATCCGAAACGCTCGAAGAGTCCGTGAACTGGGTGACGAAGATCTGGGCAGTGCTTAACGAATCGTACGCCGAAGCTATCTCACTAATCGCGGCAGCGAAGGTAGCAATCGAACTAACCGAGTCAAGTGCACTAGCAGCCTCCGAAATGCGCGGTGTGTGCCCCTGTGTGGCAGAGACTAATTCGCTACCAGTCGTCGCATCAATAAAGTATGCGTTAAAGACGTTGGCTGATGTCAGCGTTGTGTCAGTAGCACTGGCAGACTCCGATACCGAAACGCTCCATACTAGCCCAAGCAGTGAGCTAAACGGAGTAGACGATATGGGAGCTAAGCCAAGCATTTACTACGTAGGGCCAGCAGGGGCCCCGCTCGGAGGCGGCATCTGACTCTGAAGCTGCTTTTGAAGCTTCGTGAAAAGCGGAGCAACTTGCTCAAACGGCTGCTTGGCAAGCGCCATCAGGATCAGGTTAGCTTCATCAACAGACAGATCTACAAGCTTCAGGTTATTCACAGTATCACCTTTGCGTCGGTTTGCGACGTATTTATCAAGTTCAGGATTAGGCATGAATTACGGAGCAGGTGTCGGCCCCGGAGGTGCGGGCGGACTCCACGGGAATTGAGTGGTCTGAGTCACCGGGTCTTTCTTCTTCGCAATCTGCTCGGCAATCACACCCTGCACATGCTCCAAATATGAGCCTACCACGACAGCCTGAATCCATCCCAAAACTTGCGACTCAGTAAGCTGATCGTAAGGGGTATAGTCCGGCTGAGACGGGTTTGGCGCAAACGGGGTGGCCCCATCAAACTGCCCAGTCAGCCCATTCTCGTCCGTGCCAGTGCAAGTCCAACGAGACTGCACGACATAATCCTGAAGCGATCCGACCGTAGTCAGCGCCAGTTCAGTAATCGCCCAAGTGTATGTAGTAGCCATTGTGGTCCCTTAAATGCGGTTTTGGATAATACCAGCTTCTATTTCGCGCTGAACTTGTTCCTTGACCTTTTCAATTACTCGGTCCTGCATTTCGGAAGTGAACTCTTGGTTCAAGGATTCTAAGACCGATTTTGTACCCGGCACGACTAGAACAAGATCATAACTTTGGGTGTGGGTTATACCTTGATGGGTAAACTTAAATTTAGCGGTGCCTTTAGCAACGTCGCGTTCCAAAATTTCAGTTTGCATATTTCCCCGCAACCATCTGTTTAAGTGCAGCCAGCTCAGCTTCTAATGCTGCAATCCGGTCATCCGTTATTTTGGATGCTACTGCTAAAACTGCAGCCGTCTCGCCGTAATCAACTGACAATGTACCAAGCCCGGTAGCGATTTTCATAGAGTCATCGCCTTCATGGACAAATTCTTGGTTACCATTATCACGTAGTATCTGCGCTCCATATCCAATACGCGTACGCCCATTACGTTCATACTTGATAGCAGCTTTAGCAAGCGCATCACGGCGGGACACTACATTGTCAATTTCTCGGACATTTTCCTTCAACCGCAAATCGGAATATGCGGTGACGTTTCCATAAAATGTTGTGTTAGAACCAACTGAGTCTGACGTGAGCATTATCCAAACGCCGCTCGACGGATTGTATATTCCGTGCTGAGAACCATTTGACATTAGGATACAGTTGTTTGGGTAAACGCCATACCCACGCCAACCATTCAGCCCGCTACCGTAAGTTCCAATATTTCCGTAAGAGAACTCACTATCCGCAGCGCGGATTCCGCGCCCGTAATCTTGCCAATAAACGCCAGTACTACCCTGCGGGCGGAACCAATTGTTTGCGAGAACGGAAGAAAGCTGAGAAGTACTGTTTGGATCTAAGTAATAGCCGGTGTTGTCGCTGTCGTAGAAGATCGGTGATCTAGCACTACCGTTGATCTGCGTCCAACCGCTTGTTCCACCTAGTAGTGTTAATGAGGCAGCTTTATCATTGTAAATACCGCCACGGGCGTAAATAGCTGCTTCAGTGTAAACAGTACCGCTATTAAAATACGCGCCGCCGGGGGCTATAAAATACGATGAGGCCGAAATATACGGGTTAGAGGAACCAAAATATAAAGAGCCGCCGATAGTAAGGTTTGTTCCGTTGAACGTAAGGTTGGCCGAACCCGCAGCAGTGCCACCGGAGTTATAAATAACCTGACCGCTTGAACCGCCGATGGGACCAGTCGGACCAGTCGGACCAGTTGGGCCTGTAGGACCGGGCGAACCTGTAGGACCGGGCGAACCTGTCGAACCAGTCGGGCCAACCGGACCTGTTGAACCTGTCGGACCTGTGGGGCCAGTCGGGCCTGTAGGAATCGTGAAGTTGAATACGGCAGCAGCCGATGTGCCAGAGTTTGTTACCGATGCTGCACCGCCAGCAGGACTAGTGGTCGTCGTGCCAACAGATATCGTAGCGGCAGTACCGGGCGAGCCGGTTGAACCTGTCGGACCAGTGGGGCCTGTCGGGCCTGTAGCACCGGGCGAACCTGTTGAACCAGTCGGACCAGTCGGACCTGTGGGGCCAGTCGGAATTGTGAAGTTGAAGATCGCCGCAGAAGTCGTGCCGGAGTTTGTAACCGACGCAGACCCACCCGCAGGGCTAGTGGTCGTAGACCCAACAGTAATCGTAGCCGCAGTACCCGTCGCGCCTGTCGGACCCGTAGGACCGGGCGAACCAGTAGGACCGGGTGAACCAGTCGGGCCTGTCGGCCCCGGAGGACCAATAGGTCCGGTAGGACCAGTCGGACCCGAAACACCTGCCGCCCACGTACCGTCACCACGCCAGAACGTAGAAGACGACGCGCTCGTACCGCTGTTGAGATTCGTAACTGGCAGGTTGCCCGTCACACCCGTGCTAAGCGGAAGCCCCGTAGCATTAGTCAGCGTAGCCGAAGACGGCGTACCCAGATTGGGCGTAACCAGCGTGGGGCTGTTAGACAGCACAGCATTACCCGTGCCCGTCGAAGTCGTAACGCCCGTGCCACCATTCGCCACCGAGACCGGCGTAGAAAGGCTGAACACCGTGCCACTGAGCGAGAGGCCCGTGCCTGCAGTGTAGATCTGGGAGGTACTAAACTGGCTGAATGTAATGGCAGTCGTGCCAAAGACAATCGTGCCCGACGTTGTACAGACGTAAGAAGTACCCTTGTTGACCGTGCCGTTCTGAACAAAGAAGTAGTCGTTTTCGCTCAGGTCGCCTGTGCCGGGACCGTAGCTATCTGTGTCCGTCGAACGAGTCAGAACCGTACCGCCAGTCGCCCACGTATAGACGCCGTTGTAGGCTTGGTTTACTTCATCCTTGACCAGTATGCGATTAGTGTTCGCAAGCGAGTATCCGTCCAGCGTATTGAGCGCTACAGACAGAGTGATCGTGGCACCGACACCGCCCACGCCGTTGTTATAGGTAACCGTGCCGCCAGTCTGCGCTGCAAGGCTCTGCGTAGTCGCTGCCTGAACAGGGGAGTGGTAGTACAGGCCAGTAGACGCAAGACCGTCTACGTACTGCTTGTTAGCGATGTCTGTATCGGAAGTTGGATTCGTACTGACCGTGCCAGTCGTCATGGCGACGTTGGTGAACGCACCCGCTGCCGGAGTACTCTGACCAATCGGGCTATTCTCAATCGTATAGCCAGTTAGCTTGCCAGACGCGTCTTTGTAGACCGCCTTACCAGCAGGGTAGTCTGCGAAGACATTCTTAACACCTGCTGAGAAAGATACCAGCGCACCACTATTAGACGACGCCAGCACCGTATCGCGGGAGAGCGAAGGTCCGCTAGAGGAGTACGTACCAATGCCTACCTCCCACTCGGAGGTGCCCTGTCCAGCGATGGTGTAATACGTAGTATTGCCGTTGCCAATAGCGGCAAAGGACTGATACCCGCCTACAGCACCAGCTAATCCTACCGAACCTGTGCCGGTAGTAGTGGTCGTCTCATTTACGCGATCAGCAAGTACTAGGGCCATTTTAGCCCCCCATCAATTCGTCTTCCACAAACCAGCGATGCTGGATAACGCCGCTTAGGTCCGTCCACTCAACCAGATAGCTGACCACGCCGTCTTCCGACATACGCAGAGCAATCACCGGACCTTCTGGCACCACAGCTTTAACGCGGACCTTTTCACCTTTCTTGAACATGAACTACTCCTTAAGTAGCAGTCAGGCTGAAAGTGTAGGTCACGTTGAGCGTGTCACCAGAAGCAACACTGCGATCACCGGGCGACTGGAAGTCAGAAGCCGAGAACAGGATACCGGTCGAGCCACCCTTCGTGTTGTTCGACACCAAGAACGCACCGCCGACCGTAGCCGTAGCGTTGATGTTAAACTGCGCCGTGGATGCTGAGTTGGTAATCACAGACGGGTTAGCCAGCGTAGCCGAACCGAACGTAGCAGCCGGGCGAGTCGCGTTGCTGTACGGGGTGATCTCGGTCCAACCGCCGTGGGACGACATCGAATCGCCAGCAGCCGGGTTGTTGCTCGCTGCAGCGCCGTACAGACCCAGATACCACGTAGCCGTGTAGGTGCTACCCACAAAGTACTTGCTGTTCATGTCCTGCAGGCCGACGTTGACCACCAGATTATGAGTCTTAGATGACCACTTCAGGTTGCCATCCTTATCGAAGCACTCGACCGTGTAGACGCCGCCTGCACTAGCAGCATCGCCAGCGCTGAACAACTTATCAAGCGTCGCGCCAACTGCGTCCGACGAAACTGCCTTTTCATTCGACATCTTAATCTCCTCAAGTAAAACGAAGCAGAGCGGTACTAGAGCTATTAGTCGGCATCTGCACTGTGAAGGTATTAGTAGCGGTCTTGTCCCCGCCAAAACTCAGAACCGCAATTGACTTGTTGCTCTTGCTCGCGTTGTAGATCAGCCCACCCGAAGTAGTGAAACTAGCCGGGCTCCACACAGCGTTATTGAAGTTCACATACACCACACTATTCGTGGTAGTGATTGACGCCCCAGTCAGGACGATACCGCCCGCTGAGTAGCCCGTACCGCTAGTCTCGTTCGTAGCCGAGTAGGCAGTGGTGTCCTCATTCAGCGTGACACTGCTCGTGTAGAGCGCAAGCTTAATCGTATCCGTCAGCAGGTTATGCACCGCCTGCGGCAACTGGGCCTTGAAGCTTAGCGTCTGCGTTTGGAAAATCATGAGTTCACCGGAAGCCTAATCTGACCAGACCGGTACGAGTCGCGGCGGTTCAAGCCATCGCCCAGACGCATCAACTGCTGAACGGCTTCCTGATACTTGGCCTCATAATTAGCCATCATATCGGCCTCACCCTTCAGATAGGTATAAGCCTCACGGAGCGAGCCATACAGCAGGATGTTCTCGTAGTTATCGCCCAGCCACGACGTGCCAGCCGTGACGATGGACTCCGGGTAGTAGTAATAGTGCATCTCGACTTCGTACGGATAATCGGGCGTAGGGCCCAGAATCAACGTGTTGTCATCGAAGATCGCATAGTACTTAGGCACGCCAACGTCGTCCGGGCTGGGGTATGACTGGCGGATGAAGTTCACATCCTTATCCAGCAGGAACTCCTGCTCCGAAGTCGTCGGGTTAATCACAGCAAGCGAGAACGTCGCAAGCCAGTCAGACGGAAGAGTCAGATATTTATTGTTTACACTCAGCGTACCGATCTGGTTGCGACGAATTGCTGGGATCTGGACAGCGTTATAAATACGCTCCTCAGTAAGCTGAACAAACGTAGGAATATTGTCTACGAACGTCTGCTCAGTAGATTCACAGTATTGCTGAATCAGTGTTGTGAGGGTTGCGTAATTCATAACTTACCGAGACCCGCGCTCCTTGCCCTGACGGACCAGAACACCAGCAAGCGTGCGCTGCGTCATGTCATTCTCTGAGACGAACTTGCGACCCTTAGTGGCAGCGCCATAACCCTGCATGTCGGCATGAGTCACACCCACGTTGATGTCCTTCTCAGGATAGCCGTTCTGACCCGTGTCAGCATTGTTCGGCTCGGGCTGCTTGTACTTGCCGATTGGATCCATGCTCCAATCAAGAAACTTGAAATCGGGCTTACCCATTACGACCCCCTAGGACCGGACGAACCGCGCATCGGGCTGCGCTGATTGAGAACCTTAGCCATACCGCGACCGACTTTCTTCATGTCGGCGTTAGTCTTGCCGCCAGCGCGGAGGCCCTTGGTTGACTTCTGCTTGTCGTGCTTCTTGTCCATATCCGAACGCTCCCATTCTTCGTAGCTCATCTTGTGCTTCTTAGCCAGCTTCTTGTCCTGACGGACATCTTCAGCCGAACCTTCCCAATCCTTCATCTTCGCCATCTCAAACTCCTAGGTCGTTACAATCGTTACATCGCCTACGTATCCGGCGGATACGAGATAATTAGGCGTCAGTCCCGCATCGTAAGAACTAGCGCCTCCAACGGGGTTCCACCCCCACTGAATCATTCTACTGCCACCGGCACCGTTATTGCCGGGTTCGTAATAGCTCAAGTCTGGTCTCGGATTCCTCAGTGCTTGAGGGTCGTCTACAGGGTATAGACCAAGTGACAACTGCGGCTGGTCAGGTTCCCAGCACTCCGGACAAACCAGAATATTCACGTTCTTGGTCTTGATGACCAGCGACTTTAGCTGCTTCAGTTTGTACCGAAACCCGCATCGGTCGCACTCCGAAATCGCATTTTTGCCACTGGCAAAGCGATTAGGCATCTCAATACCCGCCTAAGAACGATTCGCGTGGAACAAAGCGCACAGCCGCCTTTTCCCGATCCTCCCCAGCAGCTAATTCCCAAGCCTCATCGTACTGCGCCTTCAGCACCTGCACCCTAGCATCAGCGCCGGGGATCTTCAGCGACAGCATGTACGCCAGCCCCGCTACCATGCAGGGAAGGAAGCGGAACGGGATATCCTGACCGTTCGCACCGTTGCCCACGTCGAACATACGACGGAGCCGGGTGTAATACAGCGTCCAAGTGGTGGTATTGTCGGGCTTCGGCCAGACCGTAAACTGAGGGTAAACCACCGCGCCAGCCGAATCCGTAGCACCTGTACGCCGGTTAATCCAGATCTGAATCGGGCGGCCCGTAGCGTTCTTGTTCGGGATCGACACGTACGTGCTGGACGAGATACGGCTGATATTGATGTCCTGCTGGTTAGTCCCAGTCCCAGTACGGATTACATGGTCTAGCAGGTCCACCGTGTCGGCTGGCAGGTCGTAAGTGCCTTCGTTGTAGGTCAGGACATGCGTACCCTGCTCAAGCGTCCAGAGGTTAATACCCCGATTCGCCCAGTCCATGAGAAGCAGGGACAGACTACGCTTAGCCGTACGCAGGTCATAACCCGTACGAAGTTCCGCACCACAACGCTCGAAAGCTTCTTCAACAATCGTGTTGAGGTCGAGATTGAAGTCAGTTGTAGCTGTAGTCTTATCGACCACTTACTTACCCTTCTTACTTTTTAGCGGTTTTTGCCGCTTTACGGAACGCGTCGGCAGTCGGCGCACCGGGGGCTCCGGGGGAGCGCATTTTTTCGCCAGATCCAGCAGCCATGCGCGCACGTTTGCGATGAATGTTTTCATACAGTCCGCCCTTTGCCATCCGAATCGGTTCGCCCGTACCAATCACGGGCTTGCTATCCCCGCGACGCTTCGCACGGGGAATCTTACTGGGAGCCATCGCGCCCATGCCCCGTGACGGCATCATTAGACGAACTTCCCTTTCGTCTTACCTTTCACCGCACAGCCATCAGCACGCTTGGAAGCCGAGCTAACCGAACCGCCCTTCTTCATGCCCGGACGGGGCTGAGCCATACGAGTCTTAAGCGCAGCCGAAGATGCTTCTCTACGCGCTGCATTTGCTTCATTCATAGCCCTACGTGCCTTTTCAGCCTCCGCCGGGGCATTCTCAATAGAGCGCACAACATCCGGGTCCGGCGGGGAAATCGGGCGCATGGCTTCGTTAGCCGACCCTTCATCTTTGTACTTAGCCATTAGACGAATTTTCCTTTTGTCTTACCCTTTGTGGCGCAACCATCGCCGCGCTTAGAGGCAGATGAAACCGATCCACCACTAGCATAGCGCTTTACCGCACCACCACGACGCATCGCAAACTGCGTCATATACTCATTTTCCTCAAGCAGTTTCTGCTTAGCCACTTCCTTAGCAGCCTGCCGTGTAGCAGCCGCTTTAGCAACCGCAGCCGCCTTCTTTGCCGCAGCTTCCTGAGCAACACGCGCAGCATCTACGCCCGCCATCCTACCGGCTGAAGCCGCTTCAGACTGCGCGAGTCGGTTAAGAGCATACCGCCCAGCAGTGCCTGCTGCCTCTGACCCAGCCACACCGAGTTCCGCACCAGCCCCAAGCATCTCTGGACCAAGCAGCGCTAGCTCTGGCCTGACCTGCTCAATTGGCTTATCGTCGATCCCACTACGCTGTACCATCTGCGCAGCCTGCTCTTTGGTCGCGTACGGCTGACCCGGAGTAGGGCGGAACTGGCGTGCTTCCCGGTCTTGCTGGGCCTTCTGCGCTTGCGCCTGCCTATCTCTGTTAGCCTGCATACTTGCGAATGCTGCTTCGGCGCGGGCGTTGACTGGTTCAGAACTTGCAGACGCCTTCGGCGCAGTCTTACCTTTGTCAGAAGCCAGTTCAGTCGTGTACATTTTCCCGTTGTACGTAAACTGCTCAGCACCCGCAGCGCGGGCATTCTTGAATGCCCTTTCAAAGTCGCTCAGCTTTCCGCCAGCCGCAAACTTCATCGTGCCCATCTTGGGGGCCTTAGCCTTCATTGCGGGCATACGGGGGCCTTTCGGTTTGCCGTACTGTGAACCAAATTTGGATATTCTTTTCATGGCTTAGTAGCAAGAACCGCCCTTATTCATGGCAACCATCTTGCCCTTCGTCTTACCCTTGGTAGCAATACCGTCAGCGCGCTTTGAAGCGGAGCCGACTGAACCACCACGAGCCATACGGACTTCCGTACCCTTTGTCTTGCCGCGCTGGGCGACACCATTAATAGCCTTAGCTGACTTCATAGATCCTCCAAATTTGAACTTACGGCCCTTGTCGGCCTCAACGTAATCCCGACCCACAGATTGGGGGATGCCGACACGCTTGGCTGCTTTGGGGTCGTGAGCAACCATCGCCATAAGATTATGCTGTGACTTAGACTTACTTGGCATGATGGACCTATTTGAATACCTTATCTAGTACCCAGACCACCGCTCCGCCAATTGCACTTGCGGCAACCGTTACTACCGTACGTAAGGTTTTATCCTTACCGCGCTCTTCGGCCAACATCCGCTGGATGCTTTCGATAGAGTCCTTGATCTCTTTAACATCTTTTACAAGCTTGTCCATGTCATCTTGCAAGTGCTTGATGTCGTTAGCATGAGTCGCCAACTCTCGAACAGTCTGGAGCGCGTCTTCCATATCAGCAGTTCCACGCCCGCAGAGATTTATTGATCCGACTGTTCGGGTCTTTAGCCGTCTTGGCGCTGGTCAGCTTGTTCTTCATACCTTTCATTCTTGCACAGAATGAATCACGCCGGGCCCCGCCTTCTGGCTGAGGGCGCTTCAGACCGGGCTTACCGGGGTTGGCGCGGTTATAAGAAGCCCGGCCTTTGGCATTCAAGCCGCCAGCCGGGTTCTTGCCTTCCTTACGCTGCCACGCAGGAGACTTAGGCATAGAACACCATCACAGAACCGATGGTCGTCACAGAGACATAGATATCGGTCTGGAACACAATGCCCTCACCGGGCAGTAGCAGGTATTCCGGTGCAGTTGACGCAGCCAGAGTATTGACCGTCAGACGAGTCGTACCCGAAGCGCCGCCGTCCTTGAACACCACACTACCCGCACCAGCAGCAGGAACGATATAGATGGCCTTTATACGATTCCGACCGAGATTGTTCCCGGCCTGATCCGCAAGCTGCCCACTAGTCGTTCGGACGCCACTGGCTAAAACATCAGTTTGCATAGCCATTAGTGGCTCCTATTAGGCAATCGTGACGCCCTTGGACCCGATGACCGCCCAACCAGCCGACGTGTAAACCAGCGTAGCCGTGTCGCCGACATTGGTGAACGTGACCGTGGTAAAGCCAATCTTAGTTGTCGGGGTCAGCACAGCCGAACCGCCGTCAACCGTGTGGGCGATGATCTTAAGCTGCCCAGCCGTACCGTTAGCCAGAGTCAGAGCCTGCGAAGCGCCCGTCGTGGTCAGCGAGGTAACCGTGTTGGTGATATCAACCGCACCAGCCCCAGACAGGGACTGCACGCCGCCAACGATGGCGGTGCCGAAGATAGCATCGACCGTAACAGCACCCGTGGTGCCGTCAACCGTGATCGACTGGAAGCCATTTTGGGACCGAACCGGTCCGGAGAAAGTAGTATTCGCCATTTCTAATAATCCTCACATGCGAGTGTAAAACGGTGCTCGCCAGTCGGCATGTCGTCAGTCGGGGCTGTCTGGCAAGCGGATTTTTCCCGATGTCTCTATATACACTTAGCCGGATAGGGTGTCAACTAATTTGTTGGACTTTTTGAGATTCTCCTCTTGGGTGACGACCCGGAGGTTCCACGGCACATGCAGCCCGCACACGACCTCTGAACGGAGGGGGATTATATGGTCTACGACGTACTGCTCCCCGGTTAGTTTCGTCATGGTAATAGCGATCTTATACAGTTCTCGCATCTCGGATTTTTGTTGGCGGCTAACCCAAGGTGGGGAGGCTTGGCGGTTTCTGCGTTTCCGGCTTTTTGTATCTGCTCGAACCCACAAAAGGTTACGGGCCTTCCATTCCCTATGCGCCCGGCGTTTTTCCTCTCTCGGGCGGGCGGCAGCACGGGCTATAACTGCATCCCTATTTCGTTCGTAATACCGCCTTTTAGCAGCCCTCCCAGCTTCAGATTTACTGTAATTGTGGTAGTACTCAATCCTCCTCTCGTTACCTTTTTTGTTGAGTATTCTCGCGCAATCCGTACATGATCCTATCGTTCTTCGGGGGGCTATGTGACCATGTTTGCATGGGGTTCCTGTGAAGTAATACTTGCTTCCAATAGCTTTAGCTTCAGCACGGGACTTCGGTAGGCTTTGTGTATCCATGTGTGTACATTATGAGTTACGACACATGTTATGGTACTCGAACCAGCTACAAATGCAAGCCCCAAAAAGAAGGGGGCCCGAAGGCCCCCTCCCAAACACCGAAGTGCTTGATTTATCAGGTCGAACCGGGCGAGCCGAAGATGCCCAGCGGATCGGACCAGCCGAACGAATAACGCTCGCGGCTCTTATACCGCACGTTGCCCGTATCGAAGTCTCCATCCATTGAGTTCTGCAGCGGCGTACGGACAAAGTGCTTCATGCCGTTCGGAACGTCGGTCGTGAGGAACCAGCCGTTCGGATCAGTCAAGAAGTGGTTGACCGTGTAGCCTTCCGGAATCGCACCCATCGCCTTGATGGCGTTGATGTCGTTGTCGGCGGTGCTGACACGCAGTTCGGTGTCGAGCAGACGCTTGGAAACGAACATCAGCGCCGGGGGGACGACCAGCTTACGCGGCTTGGCTGCAATCAGCAGGCCACGTTCGTCCGTCCACAGCGAGATCTGAATGACCGCCGCTTCGAGCGACGTTTCGTTCAGGTCCGATGCAGTCAGACGGTTGCTGTTGGTACCACCAGACACCAGCGGGTGGTTGGCATTACAGAGCGACACGCCGTCGCCGCCCACGTAGGACGACGAGAAAGCGTTGTTCAGCACCGTAGCAGCCTTGACCTGCTTCGTGTACGCCATCGCCCGAGCCAGAGCCTTCGTGTAGCGCTTGCTCAGTGAGTCGTACAGATTGTCCTCAACCGCCTCTTCCGTGATGGAGAAGCCGAGAGCAATCGTCTCGTGGTTGTAACGAGCCGTCCAAGCTTCCTGCGCATTATCGTACGCAATGGCCTGACCCTCCGGCTTCACCGGGGCAGCGGAGAACCCGCTCAGCTTCGTTTCCTCTTCAAAGGAACGCTCGGAGGTCTCAGTCTCGTAGATCTCCTTATGCTCCTCACCATACTGCTTGTACTCCAGACCGAACAGGGCGTTCAGGCCGGGCAGCAGCTCCTTAAGAAGTTGTGCACGTGAAATAGCCATTTCTTAGAACTCCCTATCAAGTACCGGTGGCGAAGTTATAAGCGTGGTAACCGGCATTGAACTTGACAACAAATTCAACGATGTTACCGCTGCTGTTCGCCGTGTCAGGCACCACATCAACCACACGGAACGGCAGTGAAGACGTCACGTTGTTGATGAAGACACCCATCTTGCTGTCGCCAGTCGTGGCTGAACCCGTGTTCAGAACAAGCTGGGCATTCGTGCCAAACGAGTTAGCACGCGACAGGTAAGCAGGCAGCAGACCGCCCGTCGAGCTATCGGCGACGTTGCTCGTGACGTTCACGACCTTGTACAGGGCATTCGGGTCGTCAACGACGTAAGCCATGATGTCATCCGTCGCAACGCTACCGGGGTAGTACTGCGAGAACAACTTCTGCTTCGTGGTCGGGTTGGTATAAGTGCAACCAAGGAACACACCAATGACACCGGCCAGCGGCGTAGCGTCAGCCTGCAGCGTCGTGATGATGACATTTCCCGACGAGTTCAACTGAACGACATCACCGTTATAGATAGCGGTGCCGTAGTTGTTCCCAATCGGAATCTGTCGAGTGGAACCCGCAAACGGCAGTCCACCGATCAGATTGATCGGCTTAAAGCCATAAGGGGCATCAACAGTGGGATAAGCCATTTGATACTCCTAAAAAGAAAATTATTTACCTTTGCCGAACGATGTCGTGGAGCGCCGTTCATTGAACAGCGGCATCCGCTCATCGCTCAGCCTCATGAAGCTGTTGTCCACTGAGTTCACCTGAGCCTGAGTCTGCTGAGCGTAATACGCTTCACGCTGCTTCATCAGTTCTTCAGGGGCCTTGCAGAGCAGCAGCCCGCCGATCTCAATGTTCCCCTTAAAGCGGGAATTAGGATCGGCCATGTGCATCAACTCTGGATGGTCTTCAGCCTTCACAGGCTCCCAACCTTCACGGAGTTTCGCGGAAGTATTCGATGGGTCAGCAGTGCCCATGATACTAGTCCGGATGTAGCGGAAGACCCAACCCGGCTGTGGCTTCGGGGACGGAAGTGTCTGGGGCGGGGTCCATGCTTGTGTACGCTGCGCTGATTCCCGATTTTCGAGTTCACGAGCGAGTCTATTTTCAGCCATTAGTTATTCTCCAGTTTCATAAGTTCATGCGCATACTGTTCATTGCTCAGACCAAGTTTCTTAGCCAAAGCAACTTGAGATGATGTCAGGCGGACCTGACGCGGCGCGGTTGCCCGCGTTACCGGAGCCACTACATTGGCTGGTTTTGCGCGAGAAGGCTTTTCGGCCTCACTCGTTTTAGGCTTTGGTGCCTCTTCATCCTCATCAAAGGACTCGGGGAACCTCTTCCTCATCGTCTCATCAACTCGGCGGTAGTAATCATCGCTACGCGGATCTACACCCGACCGGACCAACTTTTCATGCAGGCCAAGCGCGAGGGCGGTCATCTCCTCATCTACACCAAACCAAGTGTTTTTCTGACGCCAAGATTCGGCTTTTGGATCCGAAACTTGCGCAGTTGGTTGCGGTGTTTGTACCTGTTGTCTATGTTCTACTACATTTTCTTGCGGTTGTAAAGTCGGACGGAACCGCTCTACTTCCTTAATCTCCAACTTGGCATCGGTCAGAGCCTCCTGAGCCTCAGTAATTCGCTCAGAATCTCCAGACTCGTACGCCTGTTTCAGCTTGTCTTTAGCGCTAGCCAGCTTCCCAGCAGCCGCATCAGTAGCTACCTTAACGAACACCTGTTCGCCCTGCCCAACCCGCTGGCGGAGCCTGCGAACCTCTTCCATCTGGACCTGTGCAAACCGCTCAGTCTCGGCCTTCTCTCGGGCAAGCTGGTCCTTCTCGCGTCGGACATCGTGCCAAGCCCGCTTCATCTGGGTCAGGCGCTTCTTGACCTTCTCGGAATACTCGTCTAGATCGTCCTCTTCGAGTTCCTTTACCACCTCTTTCGGGAGGGGCCTGCGGAACTTATCCTCCTCTGGGGTGTCATCTACGATCTCAATCTCAAGCTTGTCCTCTTTGGACTCTTGCTTAATTTCTTCTTTAGATTCAACAGGTTCCGCCTGCTCGTCGGGAAACTTAAACTCTTCCTGTCCTGTCATGATTTACTTCCTTATGCGCGCCGGATTCCGCGTGGGTCTTCGACCACCGCTTCCACCGTATCGTCATTGATGATGCGGAACTCACGACCGTGGATAACCACGCGAGTACCGGAGTAGGGGCGAGTCAGGATGAAGTCTCCTTCCTTACACCACGGACCATTCGGAAACCGAGTCTCGTCCTTGTAGCAAAGGTCACCCATCTTCAGGACAAACAGCACGACCGTGGTCTGCTCTTCAACCTTCTTGGTGTCCTCAGCTTTGATGATGCCGCCTTCGTATTCATCTTCTACGTGCGGCACTGCGCACAGGATTCGATAGCCCTTCGGATCAGGTAGAACCTTAGCCTTAGATGCCTCTTCCTGTGTTTTCTCAACGTCGATGTTACTCATTCCTGCTCCATCCTTTTTGCAAGGTCTTTAATGTAATTGCTTGCGAGGTCAAGACCCTGTAACGCCCCGCATAGTCTTTTGTACTCACCTTCATCAAGCTTGCCTTGAATCAGGTTTTCCACGATCAAAATGCGCTCCTCCTTGATACGAGTCTCAAGGTATTCAAGAGCGTTCGAGTAAGGCATTTAGCCCTCCTTGTTTGCACCCGGTTGGGTGGTTTTCTGCTGCGCAGCCTGCCGACGATCTCGTGCGGCTTCCTGCGATTTTGCGATGTCGATACCCATACGAGCGCCATCCATCTGCTGCTTGGCGGTCAAACTAGCTTTGTGCTTACGGACATCAACACCGAGTCTTGCTGCATCAATCTGCGTACGGCTAGAGATCTCCTGCTCGCGCAGGCGCAGTTCGTCTGCCTTAGTCGCCGCATCAATCTGCATTTCTTGGCTCTTACGCTGCAGCTCTGCCTGACGGATCTGAGCATCCATCTGCATCTGCTGCTGTTTAAGCTGGAGTTCCTGCTGCTTAAGCTGCAGTTCCATCTGCTGCATCTGGATAACTGGATCCTGTTGCTGCTGGGCAATCTGCTGGGCTTTAGCTTCAGCCAGATCCTTCTGGAGAAGCTGGGCTGCTGCCTGTGCTGAGAGCTGCGAGATCTGGATCTCCACTTCTGGTGGCAGCTCAGTCGGCTCGTCATCGGTCTCCGGCGGCGGCAAGGTAGCACCCAACTGCTTCTCGATTTCCTTGCGGTACTGGAATGCCACATGCTCCATCAAGTGTGCCTGAGCCGCTCCCATGATCGTCTGAGCCTGCGGGTTCTGCCCAACCACCTGCATGATCTTGGGATCTTGCATGGCAGCCATGTGCACTTTGATATGGGCTTCATGATCTTGCGACAGGAACGCCTTGATCGGCTTACCAGTCAGCACGTTCATGTTCTCAGTCACCGGATCGACTGGCTTCATGTCATCGTCTGTCGGGATGATCTTGCCAGCATTCTTGACACCCAGAGTCTCAATCATCTGACGGTGCAGGAACTTGAGATCGTAAAGCTGCGGCGCAGTCTGGGACAACTGGAGTACAGCCTGATACTGCACGACCTTCTGCGACATGGTAGACGCATTCGGGTCCGAGACCGGGATAACATCCACGTTGTCGTAGTCCGACTTCTTGGCCGTGGGGCTACCAACTTCCGGCTCGTAGCTATACTCGTCCGGAGTATTGTCACGGATGATACCGGCCAGCAGTTTGAACTCCTGCTTCATCGTGTAGTACACACGGGCCTGCACAGCCGTCATCACCTTCAACACACGCTCCAACACAGCAAGCGTAGTACCCACTGGGGACTGTGCCGACATGTCTGAGATCTTCAGGTCCGACACCGCAGCAAAGCGGCGACCGTCCTCAACAATCTTGTCCATCAACAGAGCAAGCGTCTGGCTCGGCTCCTTGTACGGGAGGGGCAGGATGTTGTCGCGGATTGCGCCTGACGGTACGTCTACGTCTCGGAACTCACCGGGGGCGATTGGGGTGTCGTCACCCTTGATCCGGAGGCCGCGAGACTTGAGGCCACCCGGAAGGTTGCTGAGAGTGCCCGCATCGACAAGCTGGCGCAGCAGGGAGGTAGCAGACTTAGCGTGTCCACCAATGAGGTGGATGAGGCCGAAGTAGTAGAAGCCGAAGCCGGGGATGTACCCATAATGCACAAAGTGCTGGCGCTTCTGCTTGAGGTCATCGTCTTCCTCCCAATTCCGGCGGATCGCCAGAACCGTGCCCGTGCCCTTCTCAATAGTAACCACGTAGGGTAGAGCAATACCTGTCTCATTGTTATCCTCATCAACGTCCGGGTACTCCGGCAGGTCGATGTTGACGTGCATCTCCAGCAACTGGAACCGGTCGTCCATGCTAGCCGAGAAGCCCTGATCTTCAGCCTTCTGCTTCTCAACCTCATCCATGACGCGCATCGGCTCGCCCAGATCCACATCACGGTAGAACCCAGCGTACTGAAGCCTGCGCAACTCGTTCTTGGTCTTACGCATGCGGTGCGTGACACGCTCGGCAGTCTCCAAGTTGGCCGCGCCATAGGGCACAATGATGTCTTCAGCCGGAACAAACACAGCCGTCTGGCGGTCCAATGACGGGTCAAAGTAGACCTTCTTGAATGCGTTGCCTGACAGAGCCAGCGAGAGGAGGAGCCGTTCATGCTCCGGGCGATACTCCTTCATCACCTCAGTAAGCTGGTAGTTCATGTCATCCGCAACGCGAATGGCGGAGTCCTTCTTCTCCGGGGTCTCCTTACCGATGATCTTGGTCTTGACCGGACCCATTGCCGGGAAGGTTTCCATGATCGTCTCAGACTGAAACTTGACCGCGCTCTCCATCAGCAGCGGGTGGAACACACCGCACGCACCCGGCCACGGCTCGGTACGGTCTTCGTAGCGCAGACCCAGAATCTTCAAGCCCTTGATGTAGACATCAAGCCAATCCTTACGGCTAGATACATCCTGCTCGTACTGCCCAATCAGTTCACCAGCCAGCGCCTGAAGGTCGTTCTCTGACATGAAGTCTGCAAGGTTGGCATCAAAGTCTTCGGCGCGGGGCTCGGACTTGACCATCTCAATGACCATGCCGTCAACGCCAATACGGACAGCCTCCGGGTCTTCGACCTCAATACTAATCGGTGACGCTTCGCCAGCGAGCGCATCCAAACCCTGCGGGGCTTCGTAAAGACCTTTGTCGATTGCCATCTAATTCTCCTAGTAGAACCCTTCATGTTTACGTTTGAAATATCTAGTTGGCTCCGGTTCGTCGGTGCCCAAACGCAAAAAGCCACCCCGCCTATAGCGGAGCAGTGCTTGGGTCATGGAGTCTACTAAGTCATCATGCTCCCCTGATGGGAAACTAGCGACTTCTTCAACTAGCTCTTCGGCCCAATTGGTATTGGGCACCCATACTCGCCCCGATGCAAACAGATCCGACACCGCATTGAGACGCGATATCTTGTCGTTGCCTTTGCTCGGGGTAAACTCTTGGACCGGAATCCCCATAGCACGAAGTTCAAATATCAGCGGGCTACCCGCCGCCTTCGCTTCCACTATGGTGCTGTCCGGATTCCAATACTTGTACTCCTGATACGCTGTTTCTTTCAGCTCAGGGAACTCCATACGCTTCTTGAGGGCGTTGAGGAGGATAATATTGGACTGATTCTTACCAGTATCATCCGGATGCTCGAAGATTCCCCACGTAGTACAGGCGGAATAGTCAGCTCGTTCGGTTTTTAGGAACGCCGTATCCCAAGATTGGATGATATAACTGCAGAATGGGGGGTTGGTTTTCTCCCAAACCCTCCACCAATCGCGTTTGATGATGGCCGATACGTCCGAAGTAGGCTCTTGCTGGTACTGAGCCGTCCATTTTCCGTTCGGAAGCTCTTGCCGGAGCGCTTCTAGCTCCTCAAGACGCCAAAATTCAGGCCAAAGCGCCTTTCCAGAGGGCAAAATCGCTGGAAATTCAATAACTTCCCACTCTTCCCCTGATCTTTGGGCTGCCGCCTTCAAAACTTGACCCGTCAAGTCCTTCTTAGACCACCGAGTCATGACTACAACGATGGCTCCACCCGGTTGGAGACGCTGGCGCGGTCCAGATGTGTACCATTCGTACGTCTTGTCGTAGATCTCAGGGTTCACTTCAGCCAGCGTGGCCTCTTGCTCACTATGTGGGTCGTCGATGATGAGCAGATCTGCGCCCTTACCAGTGACGGCACCGCCAACACCAATAGCAAAGTACTCGCCAGAATAGTTAGTAGCCCAACGGCCAGCAGCTTTAGAGTCAGCTTGAAGTGCGACATTAGGAAAGATGTCCTTGTAGCGGTCTGAGTCCACCAAGTTTCTCACCTTTCTACCAAACCCAACGGCCAGTTCCGCCGTGTGGGAGGTCTGGATGATCTTCTTACCCGGAAACTTACCCAGAAACCAACTGGGTAATAGGTACGATGCGAACTCAGACTTGGTATGCCGGGGTGGCATATTAATAATGAGTCGCTTGGTCTTACCCTCAGCTACCCGCTCGAACGCTCGGGCCATCCTCTCGTGATGCCGCCCGTGAATGAAGTTAGGCCAGACATAATTGACAAAGGACATGAAGTCGCCCTTCGCCTTGTCCTGCGTACCTACCTTGCGCGCCTCAGCAATAAGCTGCCCGAGTTTCTGTTGAACTTCAGGGGGCAGCGTTGAGAGCTTGGCTTCTATATCACGTAGTAGGGTCTGGTCCATCCACCACACCCAGTTCAGCATCCACGTCGATCTCGGCTAAGCTTGTACCGGGCATGTCTGCGATAGGGGTACACTCCCCTTCGACAAACAACTCCAGCGTCTTGCGGATCTCGTTCTCAATGTCCTTCACCGAGCGCTGCGAAACCGAAACGTCAATTCGCTCAGAGAATAGTCCGACACCCGTTACCTTACCTAGCAACTCAAGTGCTTTGAGCCGTACCTTCGGATCTTCGTCAATCGTCTCTACCACCAACTTGTTGGTTACGTAGTTACGAAGCCTGCGGTGTACGTCCAGTATCTCGTGATCCATCTCAGATAGGATGGCGTTCAGATGCTTGACTGCACCGGGTGTGGTGTTCTTTGGAGTCGGCAGTGCTTCTTTAATCACTGCTTCGTGGGATTGCTGACGGTCCTCATCTGTAACTTCTACAGACAAGCCGCTACTCTCAAGCACTTCTACTGTCTTAAGTAGCGCTTCAGCTTTTTCGCGGAAGCCGTCTAGCTCTTCCGGTGCGGTATCAAAGGGGAATGGTATCCCCAATTCTGGCGTTGCAACAACCGGCATGGCCCTGCCCGTGATGTCGTTTCCACGGAACATAACACAAATTTATTAATATGCAACACTTTTATAAAAATTTTATATACCCCCCGGTGGGGTTGAACATATAAAAAGAAGTGGGTGGGTTCTATATATGAG